CGCGTCGCTGATCTCGGTTGCGTCCACGTCGCCGTTCGCGTCCACCTCGAAGGCGTCCAGGTCCAGATGGGCCAGGGCGTCCGCAGGGTCGTTCAGCTTGCGCGCGGCAGCCGCCTTGATCTCGGAACGCAGGATGCGCTTGTTGGCCTTCGCGGTCGCCTCGCGCGCAGCCTCCGCACGGATCGCGTCCGGGTCGGGCTGGTCACCCTCGGCAACCTTCGGGGCCTTCGCCTCCGCCAGCTGGCGTTCGAGGTCCCGACGCTGGTCACGCTCCGTCTGCCATTTCGACTTCATGGCGTCCAGCGCGCGCTTGCCAGGCTCACCCAGGGCTTCGGCACCCTCCGGGTCAGCGTCGTTGCCGGCAGCTGCCTGGGGGACCTCCTCTCCTGTCCCCTGGGGAGGGGTCGCGGCGCCTGCATCGGCGTCAGCGGCGGGAGTTACGATCTCTTCGGGCATGCGTGTGCGCCTCCGTTGCGGAAGTGGTGAAGGGCCCTCGCGTGCGCGTTGCGCGCTATCGCAGGTAGCCGTTTTTGTAGAGCAGCCGAATCGCCTGTTCGCGCGTATCGGCCTGCCGGTAGATCTCTTCCGGCATGAGTCGGGGCGGTCGGCGCGGCTTCTTACGGGACCCGGTCCCGACGTAGGTCACCTGGACCCGCTGGCCGAACATCTCGACCTGGGCCATGGACTTGCGGGCGTTGACGACAGACGAGATTCGCGCCCCGTCCTCGATCGCCTTCGTGCCGGCCTCGCCAAACGTCCTGCGACGCTGGGCAGGAGTCATGGACTCAAACAGGCCCTCTGCGTCCAGTGGATTGGGGGTGTTGCGACGCGTGACAGGCTCCATCGTGCAGTCACAGCGAGGGTGCCGAAGGAAACCAGCACTCACGCTGTACTCACGGCCCGCCAGGATGATGCATCGGGAGCACGCTGGCAGTTCCACTACGCGCACGTACGCGATCACACCGCGGTTCCCGACCATTGCGGCCTGGTCCGCCTGCCGGCCCGTATCAGCTACGACCGTCCGTACCACCATGTCCAGGAACGCAGCACCACGCGCCATTGCGGCACGGGCACCGAATCCTCGACGCTGGGCACTGATCGAGCGAGGCCCTGCCTGGGCCAGCAGACGCATAGCGTCTCGACCGTCGGGCGTCTGGGCCGCGAACTGCTCAGGGATGATCTGTCCGCCCTGGACCGCGTCCGGGCCCAGTAGCTCACGCATGAACGTGTGCGTGCCCTGGGCCGCGTTCAGCTGCCCTCGCTGCACCATTGCGGTCACAGCGGGAAGCAGACGCGCCCAGTCACGCGCTACAGACTCAGGCCTGACCTTCGCCCACTCAGCGAGGACGCTCCGTGCCGTGGCAGCTGCCAACGCCTCACGCTGCTTCTGGTGCCTGCGCGCTATCGGATTCCAGGCCACCGCCACCCCCCGGAGACTGGCCCATGAGCTGTGTGAAAGCACCCATCGGGTCCGCCTGAAGTTCCTTCTCCTTCATCAGGAGGAGGTCAGCAACCTCCGTCGGGGTCAGACCGAATCGGAGGGCCAGCCACTCGAACGGGAAACCGATCTGGCGGAGCTTCAGGAGGGCGTCCGCCAGCTGGGCCTGACTGCGGGACTCCGCGTCCGCCCACATGACGCGACCCGCGGACACTGCCGTGGCCTTCGCCCGGTCACCCTGCGCCAGCGCGATGAGACTGAACATCTCGCGGAGGGCCTGGCCGTACCAGATCTGCTTTTCCTCGACCCGCTTGACAAGGCCTGTCTCAGCGGCCAGGAGGGCGTCCCCAGAAAGGTTGGCCATCTTGCCGACCAGGTAATGCTGCGGGGTGCGGGTCTGCGCGGCTATGTGGCCTACCGCGACCTCCATGACCTTCGTGTATGAATCCAGGTTGGCGGCAGTCCACTCAGTGACCTTGACGTCGTCGCCAGTGAAGAACATCACGCGGTCGACCGCGAATCTATCCATGTCCACGGGCCTGGACCCCACAATGGCGCCTGTCTCGTCCAGGATCGGGATCTCCGGGACCTCCGCACCCAGGACGATGCGCTGGGGGAAGGAGGCGTAGTCGGAGGCCGTGAACAGCTGGGCCCACAGGAGGTTGACCGCGTTCTGCATGGCGATAACGCCCGTGACATCACTGATCGGGTCGTCAACCAGGGTGGGCCTGTTCGGCAACTCGACCATGGGGACGACGCCCAGGGGGTTGGGCTGGGGGTTCGGTTCGTGGCCGGTCTCCCGCAGGTCCCAGGAGGACATTTCCTCCTCCACCTGTTGCATCTGGATTGTCTCGGTGCCGACGCCCAGATGTGTGCGCTCGAACTTCCAGACCTCATCCGGGAGATACAGCGTGGCGAAGGAGCTGGACCCGTCATCCCAGCGCTTCAGCGCAGCACGACGCCGGCGACGTGAGCCAGGTACGTATGCGACGATGCACTGAGAGGCGTCCTCGAAGGTCACCTCCGGGGTGTCCGGGTCGTCAGGGTTGCCCCAGACCAGGACGAAGGACCGGGCGCTGTTGACGGCACCCAGGAACCCCAGCTGCGAGTCAGCGTCCAGGCTGTTGACCTGCCAGACCCGCCAGGACTCCGTGTCCGCCTGGGTCGTGCCCGTGGGGAGGATGCCGTTAACGGTCAGCCGCTCGACAGGGGAGTCCGATACGACCTGGACCCAGTTGTCAGCGAAGCCGCGGTATCGGTCCCCGTGGAATTTCCTGAACTCATCTGACGCGAAGGTCAGCGGCTGGTTACCGCGGTAGAAGGAGGACGTCAGCTCGATCTGCGGCCTGCGCTGGAGTAGTTCGTTTTCGAGCAGCCCCACCAGGGTCAGAGCCTGTTCGTACGTGGTCATAGTCCTCCTTCCTAGGCAGACATGTAGAGGGTCTTCTTCTTCATCAGGCCGGACGCGATGGCGTCGCAGGCAGCTTCGTGCGTGAGCACGCTGACCACAGCAAGGTCGATCTTGCGGCGGTGCTCCGGCTTCGCCAGGACGTATCTGTCGCTGGGCCTGGCCGCCATGCGTGCGTTGAACATGTGACGTTCAGTAAGGTCACAGCCGTCATGAGTGAACCCAGAGTCACGCTTGACAATGTCCGTCTTCAGCCGCTCCGCGGCAGCGTGCATCTGGACGACGCGGCGGGTCAGCCAGCGGATGACACGACGTTCGCCGTAGCGGTCCGCCCAGTTGTCTACCTCTGTCTCCCAGTACGGCGGGTCGCAGTACATCAACTTGACGTCGTACTCGCTGAACAGCTGGGACACCGCTGCGTCGACTTCCAGGCGCGGGACCTGGCCGCCCCAGTCCGCGGGATTCCACACCGTAGGCCGCTTGCTGGGGCCGTAGGTGGGCGTGAACTGGAATCCGTCCATCGTCTCGGCGCGGAGGCCGGTCCAGTCGTCGGAGTCCGAACCATCGAACCCCAGGACGATCGGAACCCTCATCAGCTTGTACGTCGACGGCTTCGGTATCTCGCGGTCGCTGGCGCGGGCCAGCCACTGGGCAGATTCGAGCCATGAGCCGTGACCAGCCATGATGCGGTTCCCGAAGAACCGTTCTGCCTGGCCAGGGTCTGACTCCAGTAGCTCCGCGGCTTCGGCCTCGATCGCGTCCAGATCGATATGAGGGCAGTCTGCGTACACCGCGCGGTGGATCCGGCGCCGCTCCGTCTTGTTCCGGTAGCTCAGCGTGGGCGGAGCCTGCGGGAAGTAGCGGTAGACGTCCTCTGCCGTGCCCTCATGCGTCTTCTGGGCGGTCGAGTACTCAGACGGGTCGTAGGCGTTCGTCGTCTCCATGGACCGGCCGGACATGCCGGCCAGGCCGCGACGCATCGTCTCAGCAACCTTGATCATCTTGTTCGTTGCTGTGTATGTGCCTGTCTCGTCCTGGATAGCGAAGGTGATCGGGTTGCCCAGGCGGGACTGTGCGGAGGACGTGACGACGTCGATACGGCCTTCGTCGCCCACCCTGACCATGCCCTCCAGGGGCTTCATCAGGGAGGACAGGTGACCATGCTTGATCATGGCGACCAGCGGCCGGTAGACGTTCGCTACCTGGTCCTCACTGGTGGCCAACAGCTGGATAAGGGGGGTCGGTTGGGGGACGCCCATCGGTTCGCCGGCGTCGTAAACGTACGACCAGCCGCAGGGACAGCCCCAGTCGGCGCAGCGGTACGTCTCGCCGCCTTCAGCGAAGCCGTCAAATACGGTCGGGCCGGCAGCCTCCAGGAGGACAACAGCCGCAGCGAAGGGTCCCTTGCCCGACTTCTGGGGCATGATGACCTGGGCGCGTCGGTACAGGAAGGCAGTCGACTTCTGGCCCACGCGCGCGTCCTCGCGCACGGTGTAGAAGCTGCCGGACACCTTCAGTTGCCAGGGCAGCATCGTGAACGGCTGGCCCTGGTCGAAGCCGTCAGGGATGACTGCGTGTCGCTCAATCCATGCCAGAGCGGCGACCAGGACCTTACCGTCAGCCACCCTGAACCGCCCTCAGGCGGTCCTTCAGGTCGGTGACAGACGCGTCAGCGGACTGGGGCGCGTCGGGAGCGGAGGAGTCGTTAACGACGTCGATCGTCCAGCGGTTGCGCTGCATCCCGGACACGGAGAGGCCCAGAGACTCGGCCAGCTGCTTGACCTGGCCCCAGATGATCGCAGAGGACCCAGGCTTTTCGGCGCGAGC